GGTGTCAAGACTATAAAGCCCTTTCTGAATTTGTAGAGGGGTATGTGTATGTGATACCATGTCTGTCGTGCCGTGAACACTTTGAGCAGGTTCTAGTCGAGAATCCAGTCCCAGAGGCGGGCGACTTTTTCAAGTGGTCGGTCGACGTTCATAATATAGTCAACAGACAACTAGGTAAACCAGAGTTTTCCTATGAGGACGCATTGGCCAACGTGGTGGCCGCGTCACCACCCCCTCAATTTGATTTCAAAATTGAACAGGTGGGGATCGCCCTGCTCTTGATTATAATTTTGTTCTTGATTTTAAATCGTAAATAAAAATAAGAAATGGCTGGTGGAATCTTTCCAGGTCGGCCATTTTCATTCAACTTAAAGTGTGTTGTTTTCAGCTTGCTTCTTGCAGCGGGTTATTGGTTCGCCCCACACAAGAATCTCTGGGTCCTCGCGTTTCTGCTTTGGTTTCCTTATATAGCCCTTGCGTGGTACGATTACGCGTATGCGTGTCGCGACAAGCTCGATCCGACCATCGTGCCCTTTGGCCGTATGTTCTGGCTTCCCTTCAAGCCCCAGGGCTACAAGGATGAGTTCCACAAGATGGCCGACGAACAGATTCAGCTCATGAATCGCGTAGATCATCTGGTGGGGTGGACGGTGGTCGCAGCCGCTGTGACGTGGTACCTCCTCGCGACGCGGAAAGGTTAGGGTTTCTAGAAATTTCAAGAAGATATTATACATTTTAAAGTCAAGTACAAATTGACACAAAACATAGAAAGGGTGCACCCCCTGTTTTAGGATTGCGTCACTTTAGACCCGGTAGTTCGTAAAATCAGGGTTTCAGTCAGGGGACGTGGCCTGGTCCTCAGGGTGAGTGGCCTGACCTTTCTCGCGTTCATTTTTTTTCTTTTGATAGTATTCCTTAGCTTTTTGGTTACGTTCTTTCTTATGAGCCTCTCTATATCTTTTAGCTCTAGCCTTAACAGTCTCGTCACATCCTTTATGCTTCTCATAAAACTCCAATAAAGTTTCTATGGGAATACCCTTGATGGTAACATCCATATTTACTATAGCCTGAGAAAATTTTAAGCCGGCTCCTGAAACGTCAGGCCGTTCCTGAAATTATTTCCTCAGGCTATGGTATGGAGGTTGGAAAGATTTACAAAATTTCCAACAATTTTGACGAAAAGTTGTACATTGGTCAAACTTGGTGCGATCTCGAAAAGAGGTTCAAGCAGCACTGTAAACCTCGTAGTCATTGCCCAAAGTTGAAAAACTCTATACAGGCCCATGGAAAGGAAAACTTTACGATTGAACTTCTGTGGGAAGGAGAATGTACTCAAGCAGAACTCGACGAATACGAAATTGAAATGATCGGTTTATTTAATACTTTAAGTCCGTTTGGGTATAACCTACAAGAAGGAGGCAGAGGCGGGAAACCGTCAGACGAGACTCGTGCTAAAATAAGCGCTGCCTGCACTAATCCTTCGCTAGAGAGTCGGGCAAAAATGAGCGCTGCAAAGAAAGGATGTGTCGCGTCTACTGAAACTCGGTCAAAAATGAGCGCTGCTCATAAAGGACGTGTAGTGTCGACCGAGACTCGTGAAAAGCTCAGCGCTGCAAATAAAGGGCGCGTCGTGCCCACAGAGATTCGGGTAAAGATCAGCAATTCACAAAACAATTCTGTTGAACAATGGTCTCGCGACGGAAAAATATTTATAAAAATGTTCGAATCTTTAAAACTCGCTGCACATGCTACAGGGACGAATAGATCAGGTATATCCATGAATCTGTCAGGAAAACAAAAAACGGCCGGGGGTTTTTTCTGGCGGCGAGTTAAATCAAAAAATGATGTCTAGTTCCCGCGAGAGGTCTAAAGGTACCAACCCCTTTTAAGATAACCGATGTCCAAATATGAACTCCTCACTCACGTCGAGCATATTCTCAAGCGCCCCGATACATACTGTGGATCCCTCCCTCCCGAATCTTCCCCCTATTGGGTTCGTGAAGGAGATGCCTTCGTTTCTCGTGTTGTTTCTGTATCTCCTGCACTTGTAAAAATTTTTGACGAGGTCCTTGTAAATGCCATAGATCAGCACTCTCTGCACCCCAAGAAGGTTTCCAAGATTGAGGTCACTGTGACAAATGACGGGTCAATTTTGATTGAAAATTCAGGAGTATCTATCCCCATCAAAAAACACGAAACTGAGAAAAATGCCGATGGGACGGCAATCTGGATTCCAGAAATGATTCTCGGAAAACTACTCACGAGCTCAAATTTTGATGATAATGAGCAGAGGGTCACTGGTGGTCGGAACGGATACGGAGCCAAATTGGCAAATGTTTTTTCAAAAAAGTTTTGGGTGGTAATCAGTGACGGTAAGAAGGTTTACCGTCAGACGTGGCACGACAACATGAGCCGGTGTGAGCCTCCAATCATCGAGACCAGTGCCAATCCTGTAAGTGTCAGTATTGGTATGATTCCTGATTGGCCCAGGTTTGGAGGAATTGGAGATTTCAAAAAGGTTGCAGAGAAACGCACATGGGACGCGGCCATGTGGTGCTCCAAGGCAAAAATTATTTTCAATTCAAAATTGCTGGAGGTCAAGAACCTCGAAGAGTACGCACAGATGCACTTGGGTGACGCGCTGATCTCCAAGATGCATACCGAGAACTTCGAAATTGTAGTGGGTCATTCCAAAAGTGGAGGGTTCCAGCAGTGTTCTTGGGTCAATGGCATCGCAACCACCAAGGGTGGAACTCACGTCGATAAGATTACCAAAGCCATAGTGGATGAGATTACCAAGGACAAGAGATGTGCGTCCCTCAAGCCGGCACAAGTCAAAGCGTCTCTCTTTGTGTTTGTACGGACTGTGGTTATCAACCCAACCTTTTCTAGTCAAACAAAATCTGAATGCACTTCTAAAATTACGGAAGTGATTGATTTGAAACCAAAATTCGTCAAGGACGTCTTGGCTTCTGGGGTTCTGGATGACCTCATTTCAAGGGGGAGCACCCTGGTCGATAAGGAACTGAAGAAAACAGACGGCTCTAAGAAGAACCGTATCACGGGTATCCCCAAGCTTGACGATGCCAACTGGGCAGGAACACATAAGAGTCACGAGTGCACCCTTATTGTTACGGAAGGAGACTCTGCAAAAGCCCTTGCCATTTCTGGATTGAGTGTTGTAGGCCGCAACGCGTTCGGTGTGTTTCCACTCCGGGGAAAGCCGCGCAACGTCCGCGATGCGTCTGTAAAACAGGTGACTGAAAATGTCGAATTTTCAAGTCTCAAGAAGATTTTAGGTCTTCAACATGGTAAGGTTTATACATCTCGCCGGGATTTGCGCTATGGCCGTCTGATGATTATGACCGATGCCGATCTCGACGGGTCTCACATCACGGGATTGTTGATAAATATATTTCATGTGTACTGGCCTCAATTGATTGAGCTGGGCTTCATCGTGTCGATGGTGACACCAGTCATCAAGGCGGGGCGCGTTTGGTACTTTACGGAGGAGGAGTTCAGGACTGCACAGGAGGCCAGCAAGTTCCCTTCGGGAACTTCCGTGAAATACTACAAGGGTCTGGGCACCTCCACGTCGGCCGAAGCCAAAGAGTACTTTCAGAAGATTGAGCAACTGACGGTCGCTTTCGGTGCGGACCCGCACATGAATGAATCCATGACCTTGGCCTTCTCCAAAGCGCAAGCTGACGACCGCAAGGGATGGCTGACGAATCATATGGCGGCCCCTCCCGCGGGAATTCCATATGGTCACATCAAGTCCCTTCCCGTCACGGAGTTTGTGCATCGCGACTTGGCAAACTTTAGCGCAGAGGACATCAAGCGTTCGATTCCTCACGTGGTGGACGGTTTGAAACCGTCGCAGCGCAAGGTGATCTACGCCTGTCTCAAGAAGAACCTGGTGGCGGACATGAAGGTGGCGCAGTTGGCTGGATACATCGCGGAGCAGACGGCGTATCACCACGGCGAGGCGAGTCTACAAGGGACGATCGTGAATTTGGCTCAGAATTTCATGGGCGCCAACAACCTTAACCTCCTCGAGCCCTCTGGACAGTTTGGGACGCGCCTGGCGGGTGGCAAGGATGCGGCCAGCTCCCGTTACATCTTCACGCGGTTGAGTCCACAGACGCGCAAGATCTTCGATCCATCTGACAATTCTGTTTTGAAATACGTGATGGATGACGGTCAG